GTCCGACTGACTGACCGCGTTGACACGGAAGGTGGAAGAGTTCTGTTCGTAGAAGAGCTGCAGAGCGACTGGAGCCGAAAGATTAAAGAACTGCAAAAAGAACGAGATGAGCTAATTCAATTGGGCGGCGATCCAGTTGAACTGGACAAAGAGATAGCCATGCTATCCAATGCTCCTTATGTCAATGACCTTAGCCAATGGACCGAGCAGGGTATTAAGCATATTATGCACCACGCTGCCGAGCAGGGCTATGATAAGGTGGCGTTTATCAATGGGGCGCAGACGGCGGATAGGTACAACCTACAGCGTCAGGTGAGTGAAATTGCGTACTGGAAAGATCCAGACGATGGAGCATGGGGTGTAGCTCTGCTGGATAAAGATGGGCGACCGGTAGATAGTTGGAATCCAAGGGAGGGACTAACCAAAAAAGAGCTGAGAGCGGAGCTTGGCGATGGTTTAGCTGAAGCGATTTACTCTGACTCTGGGGCTAAAATACCTGAAACATCAGGGTACTTTGAAAACGGAGTTCTACCTGAAGGGGTTTCTGTAATTCAGGGAGACAATATAAACGTTGGTGGTGAAGGACTCAAGAAACTTTACAACGTCACTGTCCCGTCGTCGCTCAAGAAAGCACTGAAACCATTTGGAGGTAAACTTGGTGCTGTGGATTTAGGGCAAGAGTATATTGTGTTTGATAAGACGACTAATGATATATTGAAGCAACCTTTTTCATTGCAAGAAGCCCAACGCGCCGTCGCTGAAAATCCGGAAAAATGGAGTTTTATCAAAGGCGAACCTTCTAGATACAAAATAGGTGAGCAATTCGGATTCGAGATCACCCCCGAAATGCGTAGTAAAGTTCTCAACGAAGGATTCCCGTCGTTCAAAAAAGGTGGTCCCGTCAAAGGCTACGCCAAAGGTGACCTCGTCAGTATGTACAACGACTACCACGATACAAGTTTCAAGGACCGCGCTAGGGCAACACTGAACGATAAACATAAATAGTTGCTAATACATATAAAGTAACGTATATTGTCTGACTACAACTTACTCAACTGAAAGGAAGCACATGGCTAAAATGTACGATTTTGACGAAGACGAAGAGCTTCAGGGTGAATCTATAGAACTGGAAGATTCTCTTCCCGAGGTTGAAGATACCGAAGACGGCGGAGCTATTCTCAATATGGAGGATGAGGAGGAGGAGCGCGAGACCTTGGAGCACTTCGCCAACATCGTTGAGGAAGTAGACAAAGAGATGCTTGACGAGGCTGTTGATGACCTGATGGAGAAAATCAGCAGGGATAAGGAAGCCCGAGAGAAGCGAGACAAGCAGTACGAAGAGGGTCTGCGCCGTACAGGTCTCGGCGATGACGCACCAGGTGGAGCGCAGTTCTCAGGAGCCAACAAGGTCGTACACCCTATGCTGGTTGAGGCCTGTGTAGACTTCTCTGCACGGTTCATGAAAGAGATTTTCCCTCCGAACGGACCTGTGAAGAGTAAAATCTACGGCGAACACGACAAGAAGAAGGTCGAGAAGGCGTCTCGCAAGGTTGACTTTATGAACTGGCAGACGACCCAGCAGATGGTTGAGTTCCGTGGCGAACTTGAGCAGCTCAGCACTCAGCTTCCTCTTGGTGGCGGCCAGTATATGAAGTTCATGTGGAGCGCACAGTATCGCCGGCCGATGAGCGAGTTTGTCGCCATTGACGACATCCTGCTTCCGTTTGCGGCTACGAACTTCTACACTGCGGAGCGCAAGACCCACGTCCAGTACATCACGAAGATGGAGTACGGCCGCAGGGTAAAGAGCGGTATGTATATGGATGTTGACCTCGGCATGCCGAATGATCCGGAGTACAGCAAATCGAGTCAGGCAAACGACAAGATTGAAGGGCGCGCCGACAACAGCTACAATGAAGACGGTCTGCGCACCATCTACGAAATCTATACCTACCTGGACTTCGGTGGTGGGCTGGAGCCTTACATCCTCAGCGTTGACAAGACAACCGAAAAACCGTTGGCTCTATATCGCAACTGGGATAAGGATGACGAGATGAAGAGTGAACTTGACTGGATTGTTGAGTTTCCGTTCGTCCCCTGGCGTGGGGCCTATCCCATCGGGTTGACGCATATGATCGGCGGTCTCAGCGGTGCGGCAACCGGTGCCCTTCGTGCCCTGCTTGACTCAGCCCATATTCAGAATGTACCTACTCTCCTGAAACTGAAAGGCGGCCCGAGCGGGCAGACCGTCAATGTCCAGCCTACGGAAGTTGTGGAACTTGATGGCGGGGCGATGGTTGATGATGTCCGTAAGCTCGCAATGCCGCTTCCCTTCAACGGACCGAGCAGCGTATTGTTCCAGCTACTTGGCTTCCTCATTGAGGCAGGGCGTGGAATCGTGCAGACTAGTTTTGAAAAGTTGTCCGATACTAGTCAGCAGCAGCCTGTAGGTACCACCATGGCGCTCATTGAGCAGGGAATGGTCGTGTTCAGTTCAATCCACAGCCGCCTGCACTCGTCAATGACCCGTTGCTTCAAGGTCATTCACCGACTCAACAGCGCGTACCTGACCGAGGATGACATCAAACTGCAGGGTGCAGGTATTGACATTGAACCGAGTGACTTTGACGGACCGCTTGATGTCATACCTATGAGCGACCCCGGCATTTTCAGTGAGGTACAGCGTTTCGCCCAGATTCAGGCCATCATGCAGCGTGCGGCCGTGGTACCTCAGATGTATGATGCGCAAAAGGTTGAGGAGATGTTCCTCCGTGCAATGAAGGTATCTCCGAAAGAGGTGCTCAACGCACGACCGGGGAGTGAGGATATGGATCCCGCCAGCGAGAATGTTGCCGCAGTCATGAGCCGACCGATTTATGTACTGCCTAAACAGGACCACATGGCGCACTTGATGGTGCACATTGCATTCCTGCAGTCGCCATTGTTTGGAGGAAATGCCGCAATGGTAAAGACGCTTCTCTACCCAATGGCCATGCATCTGCGTGACCATCTGCTCAACTACTACCTGACTGAAGCGCATACGGCTGTCGATGACGCACAGAAAGAGGAGCTCATTCCAGAGGAAGCGGAAGATCAGGCCAAACTCATTGTCAAAGTACAGCAGATCATTGAACAGCAGCTTGGTCAGTTCAGTGAGCAGCTTGCCTCGCTTGACAAAGAAGCGCAGAAGTACCGTCCGGAACCGCCGATGCCACCTGACCATTCAATACAGGTTGCACAGCTCAACAACAAAACGCAGGAGCAGGCAATACAGATTCAGGCGCAGCTTCAGCAGGCCAAGATGCAGATGGAGCAGCAGAAATCACAGTCGCAGCTTCAGCTTGACCAGCAGAAACTTCAGATACAGTCTGAGATGGACAAGATGAAACTCCAGCTCCAGTCTCAGCTTGAGCAGGCAAAACTCATAGAGAAAGAGAAGGAAATGCAGGCAGAAATGCAGCGTGAACTGATGCGTCAGCAGGCGGAGAATGAGCGCAAGGCCGCCGAACTGCAGAGCCGTGAAGCGATGAATACTTCCGATAATGAGACAGCGAAACTACTTGCCGCTGCTGAAATCGAGACAGGAGAAGATATCAAGGTGAGCACAGGTACAGGCATCAACCCTAATCCTTAACGAATGAATCTTGAAACTCATCTGTTGAATACGCTGAAAGCGAAGCAGCAGACGTATGCTCTTGAGGCCTTGAAAAGACCTCAAGCCCGGGACGCCTTTGAGTACGGCTTCAGGGCAGGTACGATTGCGGGGCTTGAAGCCGCAATCGAAGTACTCTTAACCTTAATCGATGAAGAAAAGAATGGAAACAATGACATCTGAGAACGCTCTAGCGGAGGCTTTCCCGGCAGTAGACGCCGGAGTGCA